TGAAAATTCTACTTCTTTAACCATAATTATAAGTTTTTGATTTCTCTTTCAGCGCCTGTGCCTAAATATAATTGCTCTCGTTCAAGTTGTACTGTAGCTTCCTTCAGTTTAAGTTCTTGATCATGATACTCACGTAGATCCTGTCTCTTCTCTTCTTCGATAGCAAGACGTTTCTCTGCTTCTTCTGCTTTCCGCTGTACTTCCATAATCTTAGCTTTATCATTAGCAGTCTTAGCTGCTTCAAGTTGTTGTTTGATGTTGTTGAGTTCAGATGAAAGTTCTTTAATCTGATTTTCATACTCAGACAATTTCTGTTGTGCCTGACCGATAATATCTTGTTCAGCCTTCTTCTTGTGCCATCCTTCAGTAACCAGTCTGTTAACCTCTGTTATTGACTCGGACAGTGTTGCTTTTGTCACTACATCCGGATCCACTATTCCTGCGGAAGCAAACTCTTTGGCTATTACTTTTAATTCATCTAACTTAGCTTTATCTCTTGATGCATATCCAATTGATATAGCATAGTCTGAGTAACAGAAATGTTCTGGCACTAACTTAAATATAAATGAATCACTGCCTATGACATATGATACGCGCTTACCATGCCTATAACTTATCTGCGCAGTCTTAACTAAGTCAGCCATTATTCTTGTCTGATTAGACCTAAACAGTTCAAATAGAGAGCCATTGGTAGCCAGCGCCTGCTTGATACCTACTTCAACATTAGTAACAGCATCACGCTGCTCTATCATTCCCAGCATCTGGGGTGTAGTACCGGAGGTCACATAAGCTTGCATTTCTATATACTGTAGAATTGCATTAATTGCTGCTATAGATTGACCATTAACAGAATTATCAAAACTTCCATAAGAGTTAAATAATGCTGCGCCCTGCTCTGTTGGATCTATTAATTCCACACCGTTCTTCTTGAGTGCCATATACTTAAATAGACGGGACATAAAGTCTGCACCTAATGCCTTAGGTATAGCCGCAACATTAATTCTATCTCCAGACACACCAGAGTTAGCTACTAAATTATCTCTGTAGAATATAGTAATGTCATACATATCCTGCAAATCTTTCATTGCGCCTACTATCGAGTAAGGTTTCCCACTTCGATCACTGTTAAGAATCCCGCCATAAGAAAATGTGCATGCGTACGGATCTTGTTGAGATCTTGGTATATTATCGCTCTTTCCAGCATTAACATAAACGGTTCCTCCTATCCTAGTAACTTCATATCTATCAGTTCTCCTTACTTTCTCCTTCGCTTTATACTGTATACCAGTCGTCAGGACTGTGAGTATATCCTGCTCTTGCTCATCGATTTCCACCTCATTTGTAGCTAGCCATTCAACATGACATACTTCCACTGTATATGCAGCAGACTTATGTCTCTGTGTCAGTACTGGATCCTCCTCTGAGTAGTACAGTTTCATATCCAAACCAGAGTTTAATGTTCGTGCTGTACGTGACATATAGCGCTCCCCGAACAGCTTCTTCATATCATCCTTAGATAGAAACTTTCCGTACTTTTGTGCTACTTCCTTATGTGTTAGGTATTCTCTTCGTACTACAGCATCGGTAGTATCAATAAATGGTGAGTTTGTGCTCTTGTTGTGAAAGAAATTCTCTGGCTTAACTACATCGAATAAAGGATCAGAACCCTCTCTATCATAGTATACGCGATAGTAACACTCTCCCGTAACAATTAAGTCATGCACAAGTAGAGCCAGTTTATGTCTTAGCATCATTATATTACTTCTCTCAAAGTAATTACAAACGTGCTGTACGGCTATCTCAAAGTCAGAAATAAAGTTTGTTTTATATTTCTCATGAATTTTATTTATATCACCTTCAAGTTCAGTTAATGTAGGCAGTGTCTCCTTCTTATCCTTTACGGCCTGTTGCATCTTTCGTGTGAATGCTCCAAGAGTTTTCTCTGCATCACGCAACGCTTTTATCTTGCGCTCTTGTTGCATTACGTCTACACTTTTATCGTCCGTTGCTGCTACAGTATAGACATAGGAATCTGATTCCAACTGTGATACTAACGCATCAACTCTAGGCTTTATGAGATTAGTGAATTTTAGTGACGAAGGTGTACCTATCCCATAATTCTCTGTTAAGTATTCGAACTCTTTACTATCTCGAACACCGTTATAGTAATCTCTGTATGTTTTAATATGTGTCTTAGGATGTATTAATGCTGAGATCCAGTGGTCTGCATTACCCTTCAGGTAATCCTCCTTACTCTTCTGGTTCTCAGTTAAATACATATCCTCATAATACACTTGTGGGTATTGTGATACTGCCATACTTATAATTTTTTCTGTTTAGTTGTTATCGGTTTGCACAGCCATTAGCACATCAAGCTCAACCACCATTCTTAATAGTGGTTTATCCTCTGCTTCAAACTCTCGCAGAATGGTACCAACATATGGCGGATAAGCCACAATCATACCATCTACAAGATCTGTATTCTGCAAAGATGGACCAACTTTAATAATCTTACCATAAGCTAGATCCGAGAGCCGTGGGTCTCTTGCAGAGGTGCTTAATACTATATCCAAACCTGCGTCGATATCGTACTCTTCCAACAACACTCTATCGGCTGTTGGTATAAATTCTTGATTCTCTATATCTTCCATAGTTTTACATTTTCCTACTATATCATACCCTCTTATCAACTTTACCAATTCAACGTCATCCGTGGCGATATAATAACCAGCAAATTCTGTAAATATTGCTATATCTCCAATCTGCAATTCTGCACAATGCTCTGGTTTGAGCACATCATTCCCCAAAGCTACTACTTCACCATATCTCACTGCTATAGGCATATCGCCTTCTACAGCAGAAAGTGGCGCCTCTATGGAGTTGGTGGTCTCTAAGAGACGCACCACTACCATATCTTGCTGTGGGGTTACCACATTATGACTTTTAATTTTCATTCTCTTCTGAGTTGTCTGTTAACCCTTCTACCAGTTCCTCTACTGGTGGTTCCGGAGAATAGTCTGGCCCCATGTTGGGCATTTCTTGTCCTTGTGCGGGAGCATTTGCAGCTGCCACACTGTCGCTTACTTCATTGATAAGTTGTGCAACTTCTGCGTAAGGTCTTCCTGCTAAATAATTCATTACCTTATTCAGTACTTCCACTGATAAAATCACATTTTCCATAACATAAATTTTTGTTTGTTATTCACTACTAATATTCTATACTATTATAGTAAAATTTTTTATTCTAACTCTCTCATCTCATCTAGATCACGGGCATCCGCAATCTCATAGTGCTCATCAAAACGTGGTACTCCTGTCGTATCAATCCAGCGAAATCCCATCCGCCTATCTTCTGCGACAAAATCACTTACTACTTTCTTCTCAGCACCTGGTATCACACCAAACTTCTTTCTTCCATACTCATCCGTATAATACCCAAAATCTTTAATATCAGTGCCAACTGGGTCTATAGGTTTAGCTGGTACACCCATCATATCTTCATCGGCAATCTCACATAGACCCATAGCCACTACAAGGTCATAACGTTTACGATTATCTGCTTCATAATCACGCAATTGCTCAAGCACATCTGGAAAGAATATATACTCACAGAAGTCCTGTATATACTCCTTAATCTTACCATCCTGGTGTGCTATAACCTTAGGTGTAGCTGGAGTTCCAATTAAGTGACTTCTGCTGTCTATTCCCAGCCTTCTTAAAGAGCCATCGTCTGCAGATGGCAGTGCTACAAGCGGTCGTTTCATCAACCTGTGATACTGCCGCTTCTCTCTAAAATACTGCTCGATACCCACTTTCGTATACTCTATGTTAACGCGTGCATCATAATACATCACTAACTTTAGTGTTTCTTCATAATCGTCCCTAACGTCCAAACTTCTGCCTAAATATTTAGCTACATATAAGTTTGATGTCTGACTGAAGAAGGCTCCATCAAGAATACGCTTTTTAACTAAGCATGCTAAGGATGATCTATCCCTGGCTGAGGTACTGCTGAGCAGTCCCTGGTCAATACTATCCACGCCCGCTATGTATAAATCTGGGAATCTTCCTTTACCATTTTTCCCCTTAAAAGGGGGTTCAATTATTTCAATATTCCCTTTAGGATTTGGCTCCCAGTGCACGCCCATTATTCTACCTGATTTAGATCTATCCCACTCTAAAAACCCGCGTTCCGGCTTTTTAACATGCTCTGCTCCGAACTGAATATCTGTCCACTGTTTAGATATCTTTCTCTGATTAAATATATTTGTTCCAGTCCTCTTGAATACTTCCTCGATATTATATGGGAATTCCGACACAATCTTATCATGTAATTCAACATCATCCTTTGTATCCTCCCTTTCCTGGTTAAGTATCTCCTTAGAACCTTCATTATCATTTACACCATACTTTTCCCACATACCACCGTATAGGTAATCTGCGGGCAAGAACATGCAATGATAACTCTTTTTCCCCTTATAGTCAAAATCATTTACCGCTAACAAGTTGTAGGCCTTTGGATTAGTAAATAAATCTTTAGCCTGATCTGTTGATACGGATCCACCCGTACCCGCCATGAATACACGACCTTTCTTAATACTACCTACTTTCCATGAACCCCATGATGCAGACACACAAGATTTAAGATTTCCTTTTCCTGGTGACCACGCACCTATCTCATCCATGAAAAACACATCTGGTCGAGATCCTCTGGTAACATCTGGATTATCTCCAAATATAATACCCTGTGCTCTGGACATCGGTCCAGATTGCATCTTAACACCATCTTTATTTATCTCATAACCAGACATAATCTCATATTTTGTATCCATTAGACGCGCTAATGCAAGGGTCGGGTGCTGCCTGTCTATAGCAATAAACATCTGCTTTAGTTTTCCAAATGTCTCGTCTGTATGGTGAGCATTCGTACAGGCTACTACAGAGTGACTTCCGGGCTTTAGATAGTAATACTTAGCTAAGATTGCCAGTAACATGTAAGTATTGTGTGTTACTATAAAATCTGTGGTTAAGTATAATGAATCTTCTGCGTCTATTGTTAAACATGTTGAGTTTTCTCTATAATCGAGTTTTCGAATATCTACAATCGCAGTCCTATCTCTAAAGTTCCTTATCTTTTTATTTGGGGATTTGTTAATGCGTGCACGTTTTCTATTCAAATAGAATACATCTTCTCCTGTATATAATCTTATTCTATGCTTACTTTTAACTCCTCGGCTGTCAATACTTCTGGTAGCTTTTATTCCTAAACTTCGCGCTAAATACATCACATCGGAAACAAGTTTCTCAGATGTATTAGTAAACTCCATTTTACCCTTTTTACTTATAAACCCATCAGAATCCATCAAACCCTGTAGTAGATCCAAACGTTGTTTCCTAGAACCTCTTAAGTATTCAGTTGGTATATACTTATCTTTAGTACTCATACCGTCCAATTTCAAACCAGATTTAATCGTGTTTATATTGTTTGAGTAATCCTCCCCTCCTAGACCTTGTTCGTGCATTATACGGTCTAGTATCTGCTCCTCACCATACTTACCAAAAGATCCGTCACTTAATAAAGCCCCCATAGTATATGGTGATATATCATACTGTTTATCTTCATACTCAACACCTGATCCTGTAGGTAAAAAATACTTATGGTAAGTTTTACCGGTGTCGTATGTAGTAGTATAGTCACCTAACATATCTGTTAATTCCAGTGTTTTACGTTTACCTTTATCAGTATACACAGTCCACAGGTGTTCTAGGCCACAGCGCACAGTCCGACCGTCGGCGAGCACCAACTCATACACATCACTTTTACCTTGTGGGTGAATTGCTAATACAGTCTTTGGCTTCCCATCAGACCCTACTACTTTATCTCCCACTTCTATATCTCCCATAGCTACTTCGCCGTCTGGTGTCATAACTACCTCACTATCAGGCTGCTGCTTGCCAACGGCTCTCCCGGCCATCCACATAAAACCTTTTCCTACGGAGTGTGCTTCTTCTATAAGTTTGAATATGTAATCATGCATATAAGAGAA